ACGATAATAGAGTATAATGGGGGCATACAAACAACCAAACGGAGGCTTAAATGATTAAGAAGATAGACAACGACGTTATTATGAATATCTACAACGAGGCATTGGAAGATGTGCTTTCAGAGGTAGAGTCAGAGGATCTTATTGTTTCCTCTCGTTTTGAAGCAAGAGATATAGCTATAGAGCGTGCAACTAAGTACGCTGCTCAACACATAAAGCGAATATTGAACGGCAATGCTCCAACTCGCTTTGAAATGCCGGAGGAATCAGTATGACATACTATATGTACATTGAGACAGGCTGTGCGTTTGACGCAGAGACAGAAGCAGATGCTCGCGAGCAGGCAACCGCTTGGTATATCGAGCAGTTGCAGAAAGGTGAGATCGAACTACTAATCGAGGATGAAGATGAGTAACTGGCGAGTAACTACTTATGATGAAAATGAAGAAGTGATTGATACTTTCGTAATAGAAAACAGAACAGAGAAGGAAGCGGAAAAAGAAGCAATGAACGATGTTGATGTGTTTGACTGCTGGGACTGGACAATGACGGAGATTGACAGTGAATAAGTTTAGAAGTTATTACGTTGACTTACAAGATGGCTACAAGGAAGGAGACTTGTACGAACACAAAGGAAAATTGTACGAAGTAACTAGAATTGAAGCGTTTAACCAGTTAATGGAAGTGCAGGAACTTGAAGATGAACTACAGCGAGAAACAAAAAGAAACCATAATTAAATGTATCAATAGCTTTGGTACTCATGAACATCCAGCACCAGATTCAGTTCCATTGGCGGGGTTCACAGAGCATTACATTATACAGTGTTTATGTGCGGCTTTAGATTGGGAAAGAAAAAAAAGAGAAAAATCTAAAGTTACCTCTTGACAATGCCGATACCTATGGTATAATAGAGGCATACTAACCAACCAACCACAAGGATTAGAACATGAAACTTTACACAGAAGAACAGAACGTAGCAGTACACGGCGATTTTGAAACATCTGACTTTGCTATTGGCGATATTGCATTTATCGTTGATATGTTTGCCGACAAGGTATACTCTCACAAAGAGCGAGCGATTATCCGTGAG